AGGCAGATCGCAAGCTGGTATGGGGAGTAGCGCATAGCGCGGCCTTCAAGGCGCGTGGAGCGCCCTGGGGACGCTTGGCCAGGCTATTGGGTATGGGGACTGATGGCAGGGTGGTAAAGCGCAACTATATGGATGCGCTTATACGGTTGCATTATAAGGTGTGACCATGTGTAAAAAGCGAGCAAACCATGTGTCAAATACGCCATCACCATGTGCCACTGTGACACACTATCCCTTAAGAACCCTTAAGAACACCTTAAATAATGTTTCATTTTAACTTATTTCGACAATGTGTGTTGCGTATGCCGTGAAATGTGTTAGCTTTACTGTATGATTCGGCCATGTCATGGCCACAACGAAAAGCAGGCTGGGCGCCCTCGCTCAGTCTGCTTTGCTGTATGAGGACGGTATGCGTAAGTTTCAGCCAGCCCAGGTGGACTGGGATGAAATCAGAGAGCGTGTGCAAGCTGGTGAAGGATTTACCAGCGTTGCTAACGACTATGACGTATCAAGGCAGGCAATACAAAAGCGTTGCAAGAAAGAGGAATGGGTTTCTAAACAGCCCAGAACTATGGCAGTACGTCGTGCTTTACGTCAGCGCAACCAACCAGTGCAACCAGCGCAACCAGTTGCGGTTGCAGTAGCGCAACCATCGCAACCGCTTGTGGTACGTGAGGATAAACGTGCTGCAATCATCGAGCTACTAGGCGATGGTGTGCCGAAAGTACACGCTGCCGCTGTAGCAGGGGTTAGCGAGGCAACGCTACATCGCTGGATAAGCGAGGACGACAAGTTTAAGAGCGAGATACGCGCAGCAGAAAGCGCGGCTGTGGCGCTCAGGGTGCAACGCATTGGAAAAGCTGGAGAAAAGGACTGGCGTGCTGACAGCTGGTACTTAGAACGCACTCAGAAGGCTACGTTTGGCTCTGACGCTGGCAAAGGCGGTGGCCTAGCAGTGCAGATCAATATTATGCGTGATGGCGATCAAGAGGTCATAGACGTCACGCCAGCAGGGTAATTGGACTGATGTGGGACTGATTACAGCATTATGTTAAGCCTATTCTAAGCACAGCAACAGTTACAGCGTGTTGTGTTACCGCCTTTGGGGGGCGGCACTCGATTCAGACCCGCCCCCGGTCATACCCCCAGGGCTGGCTCGCGGCGGCGGCGAAGGCGATATGTTAACACGCCCCTGTCTAACAAAATAACAAGGTTCAGGTTGCATGGCAGAGAGCGCGTTTTCACGCCGTATGATGGCGCAGAAGTTGATGACTGATGCCAGGCCTGATCCGTTTAGCGATAGCAGGTTCTTTGCTGGCAAGATGCGGCCATCAATGGCTGATATTAATCAGCCGACTACTATGGCTGATGCTAGGGCGCCTGCTGCGACTGCGTCATTGTTTGCGCCTGGTGCTGGCATTGCTGATGTCTTTGGCTATGCGCCTGATCCTATGCAGGCTGGTCAGATGCTTCCTAGTTTTGGAGCAAATGTCAGGCAGGGTAATTACCTTGATGCTGGTTTGCAGACGCTGGGCGTTGCTGGTGATGTGCTTCAGGCTGGTGGTGCGATTGTACCGCCATTAGCTGCTATTGGTACTGCATTAAAGGCACCAAGGGCTGCTAGGGTTGCAAAAATCGGCCAAGGTGGGTTGCTATCTGAAGTGGGTGAGTCTGCTATAAAGAATGTTGGCAGCACTGGTACAAATACACCTTTAACAAAAGAAGGTTTAGAAAAAGCCGATGAAACTACAAAATTGCTGGTTTCAAAGATTTTAGAAAAAAACCCGGATGCGGCTTTAGGTCTTGTCCGTAGTGGCAGCGCTGCTGGTGACAGCAATTATTTAACTTTTGTGACCCCTAGTGGCGCACAAGGTCAAATAAGAATTTCCGATCATGGTACTGGCACAGCTAGGTTGTCAGATTATTTTGAACAACTGCCAATGAAACCACCACCAGAAGGCAAACAGGTTTTTGGCCAGATTTCTAAAAAATCTTATGATGACAGAGTTGATAAAATTGTTCAATTAATGGCCCCGCCAAGGGCTAACCCTAACGAGGCGGCTGGTGCGGCTATGGATGCTGCACAGGCCAGATACTTTGAGACTGGCAAGTTTGAGGCGCCAACGGCTGAAAACCCTGTGTCTATTGTACAGCCGACAGAAACCGAACCTGGCATTATAGCATTTCATGGCTCTGGCGCTGATTTTGATGAGTTCAGGCTGGAGATGATCGGCACTGGCGAGGGCGCACAGGCTTATGGCTATGGGCTGTACTTTACTGATAGTGAGGATATAGCCAAGTTCTACCGTGATACTGTACAATTTGACCAAGCGATGCGCGGAAAATCGCCAATAAAATACAAGGGTAAGATTTTTGAGGATTTAGGTGACACCGCTGCTGCTGAAGCTGCGCCGCCATCCTACAACGCAATTAAGAGCATTGCGGAAGAAATGAACAAGCTCACAGGGACATTTGGCAAGCAGACTGGGCCGAAAGCAAGTCCTGCTGAAGCTGCAAAAGACCGTATTTTGTCGCGTATTGATGCTGATATTGAAAGATATAGCAAGGCTGGGCAGGTTGATGCTGATCTTGGCACTATTGAGTTGCAGGGTGGCGGTACACTTGAAGAATTGTTGTTAGCTGACTTGCAGCAACAAAAACAAGCTGTCTTGGACATAAATGCTGACGACATAGAAATAGCCACAGGCAAAATGTACAAAGTCGGCCTTGCTCCCAAGCCTGACGAATTGCTCGATTATGATAAGTCATTGCGACAACAGCCGCAATTTTTAGAGGCATTGAAGCCCCTTTATGATGAATTTGGCGTTGCTGAAACGTCTAACGTAGGAACTTTTTTTGAGGTTGTTAAGAATACTAAAAGAACAGATAACTTGCCGTCTGGGATTACTCCACAAGCGCTAAGTGAGCGACTGCAAAAAGCTGGCATCCCCGGCATTAAATACCGTGCCGCTGGTTCAAGAGCAACAGCTACGGCTGATGAGGCGGCAGAACGCAACTATGTCATCTTTGACGATAAAGCGGTCAATATCATGGAAAAATACGGCATTGTCGGGCCTGTGGCTGTTACAGCGGCTGGTACGGCGGCGGTCAATCGTGGCCGCAATGACAATGACAACGGCGGGTCTATCTTACCAGATGCCGGGATAATGTAGTGGCTGGGGCAGTGCTTGCTCAACTTACTAAGATTAATTAGCAAATTCAGTGTAGCGGCCTAAAGCACTCTGGTGAGAATGGTTTAAGGCTTATCTAACCCCAGCCAGATCAAACCATAACAGAAATGATTATTTTGTAAATGGCCCAGAAAACAATCAAGCTGGATTACCAGCCACAGCCCAAGCAGGCGCTGTTGCATAAATGCAAGGCCAAGCAAATATTGTTTGGAGGCGCCGCAGGCGGTGGCAAGTCGCATAGTGGCCGCTGGGACATCATAGGCTTTTGCTTGGAAAACCCTGGCTTGCAGGCGTTTATCTTCAGGCGCAGCTTGCCAGAGCTTGATAGCAACCATATACAGCCGTTGAAGAAAGAAATGCCGCCAGAATTGGGCAACTTTAACGAAACGCGCAAGCGTTATGAGTTTTATAACGGCAGCAGCATACAGTTCCAGTATTTGGAGCGTGATAGCGATTGTGACCGTATTCAGGGTACAGAGATACACATAGCGCTGGTTGATGAGGCCGGGCAAATGACGCCCTACCAGCTTGGCTATATTAAGTCACGGATGCGTCTTGGCAACTTTGAAGCAAAACAACAGGGTTTTCTGCCGCGTCTGGTAATGACAGCAAACCCCGGCGGTCAATCGCATAACTTTCTAAAGGCGCTCTATATTGATCCAGCGCCAGCGGAAAGCTATTTCTACGATCACACAATGCGTGATCCGAATAATGCAGCCGACAAAGGCTGGCTGACCATGTATATCCCGGCCAAGATGACGGACAATAAGTATATTGACCCTTCATATGCCTCAAGTTTTAGCGCATTGCCTGAAGAACTTGGCCGTGCTTTGCGTGAAGGCGATTGGGATTTAGTCGTTGGCAGTTTCTTTGGCGATGTCTGGAAGCGTGATCTGCATGTAATCAGGCCGTTTGAAATACCGATTAACTGGACAAAGTTCCGGTCATTCGACTGGGGCAGCGCGTCACCTTTCTCCGTGGGGTGGTGGGCTG